CTTCGATAATAGCTGTAGCAGTAGATCCAGTACATGATATACTGGCGGCTATGGATGCAACTTCAACAACAGAACAAGAAACAGAAGCCGCTGAAGAAAGCGCAGAAGCTACTGGCGCTGTGTGGGAAATAGAAGCAGAGATTGTCGTTGAACACGACAAAGAAGACTGAACTAACGCTTCTTCAACAACAGCACAACTTACTGAACCGGCACTTGATATAGACGCGGCTATTTCATGGCGAGTTACTACGCCCTGATATGTAGTATCGGATACCCGATAGTCAATCCCGCTTTGTCTATAATCGTATGCCATCAGCTAGGAGGCGCAGGCCAAGGGTCGAGTTGCGACATACGTGTTTTGTCTGTGAAACGATCTCTTAAAGCTTGACGATACGTAGCCCATTCAGCTTTCTTCTCGTCAGATAACGTATTGTCTTCAGCGTATTGAGTCCAATCAGACTCTTTTAAAAACGTGTCACGTTTATGGCGTTCAAAACCAAGATCCAAATCTATCATTTCTTCAGCCTCTTCGTGCATTGCGTATTCTTGTTCAGTCATTTCTCTTGTAATAGTTTTAGTAGGATCATTAGGATCCGTTATCATTACATGTGTTGGTCTTAACATTTGTTCTCCTTATCCAATATCCATTACATAATGATCTATTCTAGAACCCGGAGCGTAATAACTATGACTATTACCTGTAAAAGTCAAACCTAAATAAGTGGCTGTAACTGAGCTTCCTTCTTCGCTACCTCCTCCGCGACCAATCCACGAATAAGGAGGGTACGCATCTAGATTACCGTACACGTTACTTAAACCTGATCCTGTTGTATTCGTGTCGTTAGCTGAACAAAATTCGTCATGCCACCAAACAAAACCACAATTAGGCATGTTACGGTATTCAATTTTTGTAAGCCCCCATTGATGATCGTCGGTAGTAACGTGACTGTTTGCTATAGCCATGTAGTTCCATAAACTACCTTGATTTGTATAAGCAGTACACGCACTACTAGTCGAATAAAGTTGATTAAAATCATAGGTGCTACTCGTAACCCATCCGTCAGTAGCGTTGTAAACCCTTCCGTAAACCCAACCGTATTCGTAACTAACATTACCTGTGTCGCCGTCGTTTCCTGCTAACGACAAATAAATAACCCCAGCAGACCCTACAGCAAGATTATGAGTTGATGTTGTGTCATTAGTGACAACAAAAGATTCTTTCCATGTTAAACCATCAGAAGCCATTAGGTTTTCACCCCCCACAAATCTAATCGTGAACCTTGAACTTGATAATAACTCCCATTACCCATATACATTGCGGTGGCTTTAGTTGCTACCCTGTAATTCAACCAACCCCAATACCAATAGTTATAAGCTGTCGTTCCGTTAGATACAGTAGAAGAATCATTATGAAGGCCGCTTCTATAAGTTATTGTTGTAGCCTTATCAGAGTCGCTGTGATTCCAAATAGTTCCTTCTATCCAACCCACAGTATTATCTGAAAAAGACGCTGTGCCACCCCCCACACATGGTATAGCGCCTAGAAGACCGGCTGATTGCCGATTGTCTCCAAACCCATATCTATTACCTCCATACCCCCAACAAACGCCTCTGTTGTAATGAGCGCCTGTATCCCAACTACCTGCATCGTTGTTTTCAAAATAAACATACATATAAAAAGGGTAAGCATAATCAAGATAGTAAGCGCCGCGATAAACAAAATGAGTGTGTTCATAAGAATCATCTAAATCAGGAAGAAAACTGGTACCATAGCTATCACTTGTCGCTTCAATACCTCTGTAATGTACTAACCCTGAATCTCCTACTTCTGGCATTACGAACCACTACTTCCTGTTGCTAAACCGTACAACAACATGTACGAACCTTGTTCCCATACACTCCCACTAGAATTACCCATATAAATTTTTAAATTTTTAACAGCGTTAGTCCAGTTACTTTGACCATGCACATCGCCGACTATATCATGCCCTGCTTTGTTTCCTTCTGAACCACCACTCATACTCACATGAGTATGCTGGAAAACTTTAAAATTATCTGTGTCGTTCGGATTGAATATAGTAAACGTCCCATGAGCTTTATTTCTAGCAGGAGCAGAATACGATTGATCCATTATTTGTGAACCGTAACCTGTTTCGTTTGGATTACTTTGATTGTAATAATTCCAGCCACGTTCACTTGCCTGATAATGATCTTGTACTTGTACATCCCAACCCGTTGTGTAACTCGTACCAGTATGCCCCATTTTAACTATTACAGTAACATGATTACCAGCAGTTGTATTAGTAGAAGAACCACCCCACCTTAATTGCAACACTTGATAATCAGTCCAAGGCCCATTAGTAGTTTCACCAAGAACATAGTCAGCACTGTCCGAAGCTAACGACGGCACGACTTCTTCTATAAGAACCCAACCGTCACCCGAATTGTCAGGACCACCAGCCGAACCTGCAACACCGCTCTGATATTGGAACTGTGCCATTACGCGCTCAGATTTCCAAAGACCATCCACTCATCAAGACCGATTTTAACAAGCGTAGCGGCAGAGTACTGTGACTTGATTTTCAGCTTGCTACCGTCCGAGCGTAATGTCACACCCGAACCGGCAACAATAGTAACCTGCCCAGCGCCATAATTGTTAACCAACACTTGCGAACCGATAGTAAAAGCAACCGAACTGTTAGGAGGAACAGTCAAGTTAACCGCAGACCCCTTGTTCATATTAACTATCTTCGCCGCATCATGAATCACCAAAGTGTAATTATCCGTAGCTGTAGCAATATCTAACGTAGCCGCGAACGTAGGAGAGTAATCCCACTCCGTGGTACCAGTGCCAGTACCCACCAGCAAAGCACGATTAATAGGGTCACTATCAGTAGTACCCAGCTTCGTTTCCAAAGCAATAATCGCACCTGAATGATTCGTATGAACTACGTCATGCTCATACCCTGCCGCGTCTAAATCAGTTGTACTAGACGGTGAAGGTTGTTGTGTAGCGGTATCTAACGATCCCGGAAAGTTTGTAGCCATTGGACTATGCCAATGTTATAACTAGCGCACCTGCCGCAAGCGAAATAGTGTCTCCAGATGCCACAGCCTTAGAAGCCGTAACAGCCCCGTAAAACAAAAGGTTGCCTGAAGTAGAAGCATCCCAAATACCTATATGACTCACAGTGCAAGCAGGCATGGAAGTAAACTCCTCAGCAGACGAATTGTCTATCGTACCTGCTGTAGCATGAGCGGCATTGAAAGTAATAGCCTGACGAGCGTAAGACCCACCAGAACACTCAGCACCAGAACCGGCATCAGTAGGATCAGCCGTGTGCAACGCAAGGTACACAGCGGCAGGAGCCCAATCTGCTTGATCGCGAAGAACATAGTCTAAGACTTTATTCTCCAAGTAATTTGACATTGCTGACATTAATATCTCCTAAAAGGTTTGAACATGTTCTCTCCTATGATATAAATATATACGCACCCCGTCCAGACTACAGGGTCTTAAATATGAAACGAAGTCTGCGAACCCTTATCAGGTTCAGTTCGCCCGTCAGATGGGCATTCGCTCCCTACCAGCAAGTCAGGCAGGGGCAGAGCAAAGCGTGATCGCTCGAACTCAGAGTGGAACCGTACTCAAAACGGACGGATGGCACCCAAGGGGAAACTAAACTCAACACAACGGGTGTCCACGACGAGAATAACAAGCCTGACACATATATATGGAATGGGGTCATGGCACATCCCCCCCACGGACTCAAAGATTTCTCGGTCTACACAAAACTTCACCCACACCTACATAGCCACACACGCAAACACCCGCACAACCCCACCAAATTCCACCCGCCTACTCAATCAGGACATCAGATAGTTTTTTTAGCTGTATTTGTATGAGTTTTGGTGTAGGTGTTGGGTATAGAGTCAGTACGAATGTCTGATAGTTCTGTCAGTATAAATAGATTGAGTTAGATTAAGTTTATTGACACTGCCGTGTTAGATAGTTTGTTAGTTTTTGCGCCATACGTTGGTGTTTTAGATAGTTCCATCGTGGCGCTAGCAAGTTATCAGTGAGTTGCAAAGCTCATTTGACAAGCGTGAGTAAGTGAACTTCTAAAAAATCTCATCAAAGAACGCGATGAGATTTAAGGAGTTCATCTTATCAGCACTTGTCAAACTCCCTTTGCCTCTGAAGTATAGGTTTATTGGGTACAAGTCTCCGCTTTTTTACAGTCATGCAAAAAACCGGAACCAAAAAACATGAGTGGCGGCGGCCACCGCGCTAAGTTGTTCTTTGCTTGCCCAAAGAACCAAAGGGCAAAAAAAAAAAACAAAAAAAAATGGATTTTCTGAAATAAATAAATATAAAAAAATCTTTAGACCATCCACCACCTGATATATGGGTTGTAGTAAGTTTATAGATGTAAACAAACAGAGCGAGAGGAGCTCACAAATGGCAAAATCTGCCGAAGCAATAGACACCGTTAGTTTGAGTAAAACTAGCGAAGCGATCACGCAGTCGTTAGATCGACACATGACGCACATATACAGCACGTTTAGGAATGTAAATTCTTTGAAAGCTGTAAAAGACCAGCAAGTAGCAAGAAATAATCTTTTCGAGTCACTTGATAAGTCAGTCCAACCAGTTTGGATTTCTCCAGAAGAACACGAGCTAGCATTCGATTTGGCTAGTCAAGTTAACTTGAAGAAGTCCCTAGAAGCAGACGCCACGGGGGTTTGGTTTCAAGCTGGTCACAAAGCTGGAAAGGTAACAGGAACCGATGAAACAAGCGGAGCCGACACCACCGGGGAAAGCTGTATAGTCGTTACGATTATTAGCAAAGCTTCTACTAGCTCTGTGGTTATTGATCCGTTTACAGCGGAAGAAATACTAGTTACTGATCCGACCAAAGAGGATGCGAAACCAGCATTCGAAATAATCGGAGTTGCTGATATTCCTGCTAACTGCTCTGGAGAAGCTGACGTATATCTTCATTCTCTCCGAGCTTGCATAGCTGGATACAGGGTTAGCCATCCACTCAATGTCGATCAGTTTGAAAGTCAGACTGACGAAGAAGCACAGAAAAGAATTTCTGAAGCTGGCTTTTAATTTTCACGGGGGGAGTCGAACATTTGTTCGATTCCTCCCAAAAAAAATTTTCGCTCGCTACGCTCGCGATTATATAGAGCGACAAGTCGCGCTTTCGTCGCCCTTCTAGTGGGCGACGACTTAAGGGAGCGCCAAAGCAGGCTCCCTTAAGAATCCCTCTGCTTTTTTTGCTCGCTCGGCATCAAAAGCCCGCTGATGCCGGGCTTCGCCCTAAGAGAACCATAAGACCAGAGTCCACATGTCAGTATGATGTTGTGAATATAAATGTAAAGGAGAGTCATGATTAGTTATCGGATTCAGACACAATCAAGTGGAAATGTTTTGATTACTAAAGAATGTGGAGAAAAGATAGACATTCTGGAAGACATGGAGTGTCTTGGAATGTTTACAGAGTGTGAGATGTACAACCAGATGGTTGAGTATGGATTAGTCCGTCCTTAATTGTCATTAATATAAAGGAGGCAGTGATGCCATTAACATATAAACCATTTATAAATCTAGCTGAAGCTATTGCGTTGGCTAAAGAATCAGGTAAGCCAGTGTTGGTGAAGCCATGACACCAGCAGTATTAGATAACGATACAGCAACAGACATGATTGAGTTCATGCAATTAAATGATGATGACCTTCATCCTATTTATTGGAGGAATTATCCGGGTCAGTGGTTGAGATTTCATGCGGAGAATCCTCAAGTATACACATGGTTGAAGCAGTCAGCTATGCAGTTGAAAGCTAACGGTCATAAGAAGTGGGGTATGAAATCTCTCATTGAAGTATTGCGTTGGCAACATGCGATGCAAACTACTGACAAGATGTTCAAGATAAATAACAATCATGCCCCGTATTATGCGAGGTATTTAATGGACATGAACCCTGAATTGAAAGGGTTCTTTAACATAAGGAGAGTGAAGTAATGAGTTACATAACTGGAATAGAAATAATTTATAACAAAGAAGATGAGTACTATACGTACAAGTTCACAGAAGTAATAGCAAATAATAAAAATCTAGCAAGCGTAGAGAGTCAGACAGTATTAAGTAGACAGTTCTCTCATTGGGATGATTGTGTTGAGTTGTTACATGACAAGATCATGTGCTGGATGGATGCGAATGCATGTGTAGAGCATTAGAATGAAGACTCTGCTAGATACAGGTTCGATCGCACTGACTATTACGAGGGGAAACAATGAAAGATTGTCAGATATGTGGTGCTGAGATAGAGACAGTGCAAACACATTCAACTATTCCGGGTGTAACTGAGATGGTTGATGACTTAATAGTTTGTAGCCGTTGCTTTGATG